AACTTCGACGCCATGGAGGGCAAGCCTGTTTCCATCGCCGGGCGCATGATGTCCAAGCGCGGCATGGGCAAGGTCTCGTTCTGCGATCTGCAGGACAAGGAAGGCAGAATCCAGCTCTACGCCCGCAAGGACGAGATGGACGAGGACGACTACAACCGCTTCAAGAAGTATGACATCGGCGATATTATCGGCATCGAGGGCGAGGTCTTCCGGACCCAGCGCGGCGAAATGTCCGTGCGCGCCAAGCACATCACGCTGCTGTCCAAATCCCTTCTGCCGCTGCCGGAGAAGTTCCACGGTCTGACCGACAAGGAAACCCGCTACCGCCAGCGCTATGTCGACCTCATCGTCAACCCCGAGGTCAAGCGGAACTTCGTCATCCGCTCGCAGTTCATCAAGCATCTGCGCGATTATCTCGACAACATGGGCTACATTGAGGTCGAAACCCCGGTTCTCAACACCATCGCAGGCGGCGCAGCGGCAAGACCCTTTATTACACACCACAATACGCTCGATATCGACATGTACATGCGCATCGCGACCGAGCTTCCTCTCAAGCGCCTGATCGTCGGCGGCATGGACCGCGTCTACGAGGTCGGTCGTATCTTCCGCAACGAGGGCATGGACCCCAAGCACAACCCCGAGTTTACCACGGTCGAGCTGTATCAGGCATATGCCGATTTCCACGACATGATGGATATTGCCGAGGGCGTCTACACCACGTTTGCGCAGAAATACCTCGGCACGTATGAGCTGGAATGGATGGGCGAAACCGTCGATCTGACGCCCGGCTGGCCGCGGCTGACGATGATCGAAGCCGTCAAGAAGTATGTCGGCATCGACTTCGGCGCCATTTCCGACGACGCAGAGGCTGTCGCAGCGGCAAAGGCAGTCGGTGTCGAGCTTGCGGACGCTGCCGAAAAGACATGGGGCAACGCGCTTTACGCCTGCTTCGATCAGAAGGTCGAAGAGCAGCTGGTCCAGCCGACGTTCATCACCATGTATCCGGTCGAGGTTTCGCCGCTCACGAAGCGCAGCCCGGTTGACCCGAGACTGACCGAGCGCTTTGAGTTCTTCATCTGCCGCGCGGAGATGGGCAACGCCTACTCCGAACTCAATGACCCGATCGACCAGAGAGAGCGCTTCATGAAGCAGGTCGAGCAGCGCGAGCGCGGCGACGACGAGACCGAAATGCTCGACGAGGATTTCCTGACGGCGCTGGAATACGGCATGCCCCCCACGGGCGGCATGGGCATGGGCATCGACCGCGCGGTCATGCTCTTCACCGGCGCAGACTCCATCCGCGACGTCATTCTCTTCCCGACAATGAAGCCTCAGAGCTAAGAAAGCGTTGTGGCACAACGGTCGTGAGTGATGCAACCTCCGGTTTGACACCACTTTTACACCAATTCACTTTGAATTCAACATGGCTACTAAGGAGTGCCCCGTCAAAGACGGGGTGCTTTCTTTAGCCATCATACATATATCATCATAAAAAAAATAAGGGCAGGTTTGGGAAATCAAAATCCCATTCCTGCCCTTTTCTTTTTAGCAAAATCTGTCCCGAAAAGTATATAGTATTCGTGACACGCGCAAAAAAATGAGAGCATACCTCAACAGCAGCTCTCATATATCTTGTCTATTTGACATTTTCATCGGAGTTATTTATAATGGTTCTTGTGGAACCCACCGTCCGCGTCGAGTTTCCGGGCTCGTAGCCATGCCCTTCTCCTTTGTAGACGGTGTACGGCTAAAAAGACGGTTGCCTGTCATCCCGCGAGTGCGGAATGGAGGCGTGTATGTAGCCCTCGCGGGAAATTTTTCTCAGGGAGGTGACCATACATAACTCTTCAAGAAGTTTTTTGGATTGCGTCTATCTGCTGGATTCTTATCCAAGCATGGGACAAGTTCCGTAACAGAAAGAAGTGAGCCGTCTGTCGCAAGCAGAGCGGCTCACTGTTGTTTGAGGGTTAAACCCTCTTCCCAGTAAGAATGTATGTTTGTGGCAACCGTCTGGGTTTCCACCGCAGGGGGCGCTTGTTGGTAGCAGGCGTCCCTTGTGTTATTATTATAGACTCTATCATCGGCATTTGTC